GGATATGGCCCTGGTGCTCAACCAAATTTTTTCTATAGTGATTTTGAAAAACTGCAGTTTAGTAATGGCACATTCACAAATTTCCCCAATTCTATTAATCCTCTTTATGTCTACAATGAGCATAATTCTCAAACTGATTCATATTATGGATACTTTGTTGGTGGACACACAGTTCCAGATCCTTCACCAGACGGCACTCATGTTCGTCGATTAGATTTTTCTAGTGATACTACATCACTCATATCTCCACCATATACTCCAAGAAAAGTACGTAAAGCAGCATCAATGTCAAATAAGTATTAATGTATGAAACAATTTTATTTTATGTCTGGTCTTCCAAGATCAGGTTCGACTTTATTAACGGCACTACTTAATCAGAATCCAGAGATACATGCATCCACTAACTCACCGTTGTTGGATACAATACACTACACAGAAGAATATTTACTAAAAAACTCAAACTAAATAAATCACATACTTTATAATGATATGATATCTGGAGCAACTGAAAGTTCATTTTATTACCTTGCCCAACATTATAAGTTTCCTGATGATGTTGATGTAAAGAGAACAACACAAGAAATAGTAGAGTCGAATAAGAAACATAGAATCATCTGGGCACACGACAACTGTGACCAGATGGCACATCATAATCTACCACAACATCTTGATAAGGTGGATGCGATTGTCTGTGTTTCTAACTGGGAAGCAGAACAATATGTAAAATTTAATAGAGCACCTGTCGAAAAGATTGTTGTCATTCCGAATGGTGTTGCCGAAGAGTTCAAACCATATGGTAAGAAATCAAAGACTGCTATTTTCTTTTCGGCACCACATAAAGGAGTGACTGCTCTACCAAAAGTTTGGAAGCAAGTCATTAAGAATCATCCCGATGCAAAGTTAAAAGTTTTTTCATCATATGATCTTTATGGTCAGGATCATGTAGAGAGAAATAAAATACCAGAATACATTGAGGCAATAGAAGAACTCAAAAATCTTCAGGGTGTAGAGTATTCTAAATGCATTGACCGAGAAGAACTTCTACCACACATACAGGATGCCGCATTTTTTATGCACCCTAATCTATGGGAAGAAACCTTCTGTGTTTCTATGGTAGAGGCAATGGCTTGTGGATGCTATCCGATTGTGAGTGACATTGGAGCACTGAGAGAAGTATCATTCAATCGAGGCAAGTATGTTCCGATGCTTGGTGAAAATACAACAGAGGGTTGGAAACCATCACCAAAGTTTATCAATGAGTTCGCACAAGAGGTCTCAAGATGTTTTGACTTCTTTGACAAGGCACCAGAGACCTTCTATGCTGCCACGAATGATCTATCAAAGATTACCAGGGATGTATATTCTTGGAAAAGAATATCAGAATACTGGAAACAATTGATTGATCATATCACTACTAAATAAAAACAACACGATTAAAAATTTTGGATTAGTATGTCTAACAATTATGAAGCGATTGCTTTGGCAACATCTAAAGAAGTTTTAGATGACAATAACGACTTTATGCTGAAGGTGCTGACTGAAGCAAATCGTTGGCAAGAGAGTGAAACAGAACTGGCACAAGGTCGTTCTAACTTCCAGATTGAAAAGTTTATTGTTCATGATAACTTTACGATTCCATCTGCATTTAAGGCAGCAATCATTAACCGCAAGAGTGTTGCCGAAGGTCTTTTGTCTAGAGTGATTGAAGCAAAGCAGGCAGCACGAGAGTTTCATTATAAGTGGGATGATAAAGATAAGACACAACCAATCTGGTGGAAAAATCGTGAGGGTGGTGAATCTCTGTGTTGGTATGATATTGATGAATTTCACTTCCACCGTATGTTGGAAGGATTGAATAGTGGATTTAAGGCATCGGTAGAAGAACTTGAATTCTTTGATAAAGTAATCAGCAGACTTGTAGAATTAAATGGTGGTAAACTGATTACGAAAGATCAGTATGATGCAGACCAACCAGAGTATTGGCAGAGAAGACTTTCTAACCAGTCTCTTGATGATCTTCTTGCCGCAAGAACTGGTGTCAATGCTGGCAACATTCGTTCAATGAGAAGAGCAAGTGCTCCTACGGTTCTTGAAGATGATGTGAATAGAACCAAAGGAACATTCGGAGATGCAACTAATCCAATGGATTTCTTGAATGCTCTGCAGGAAAATGTTGCGGCAGGTATTGAGGAGATCACCAGAGCAGATCAGAACATGCTTCGTGGTATTGAAGAACCAGAAAGAAAAGAACTTACTTCTACATCATTATTCAACCAAGACCTTAAGCAAGGGTAAAACTAATGGCAGTTGTCGGAGACGTATTCGGATTAAATGCCGTTTATGATAGACAAGTAAAAAATGTAGAAGAAAATACCATTGAGAATTGGCCTGAACTTGGTATCTCGCCACAAAGAGGTTATCTTGCCGGAGGAAAAACTAGCGGGCCAAGTGCTACCGGCACATGTTTAATTCAAAGAATGGATTATTCTAGTGATACTGCAGTGGTTATCTCAACCAAATTGAGTCAGACAAGAGATTATTTTGGAAATTGGATAACACCAAGTTATGCATGGTTCCAAGGAGATTGGACTAGTGGGCTTAGTAGTCAAGAAAGATTAGATTATTCTAACGAAACAATTTCTCAACCAGGTGTCAATTCCCCAACATCTTCTGGATGGGGAATGTTTGGAACAGTTCAAACTCCATCATATGGATATATGGCAGGGGGTAGAGGTGTTAGTTATAGATCAAAAATTTCAAGGTTTGATCTTTCGACAGAATCATTTTTGGAAAAAGGAAATTTACCTCAGTATAATGCGGGTCTCAGTGGAGTTTATAATAGTAACTATGGATATTTTGGTGGAGGATATTATCCACCACAGGCTCCAGATTATATCTGTGTAATAAACAGACTTGATTTTTCTAGTGATACAGGAGCATCGCCAATAACGACATCGCAGAGTAATAGATTTCACACCAGTCAATTTGCAAAGTTTAAATCAACATTACAAGATTCTTCATATGGATATTGGGCAGGTGGATTTGATGTGTCACCTCCATACTGGAACGATAAAATAAGTCGTTTTGCATTTGCAACAGAGACATTTGGTCCACCAACAACACACCCAATTGGATTGGGATGGAAATCTCTTCCTTCAGGAAGATATCAACATTCATCTGCATCAACATCTACTCATGGATATTTTGTTGGAGGGTCTACTAATACCCCACCCAATTACTATCCTAATAATATTGAAAAAATGGATTTTTCCACAGGAACATTTACAAGTCCTGCAGGAAGTGCTGCAGTTGCCGTCAACGCGGCAACTCTTACTAATAGTGTAATAACAAATACATCTCGATCTTTTGGTAGACCGTATGGATATAGAACTGCAGGATATACAAAATATTATCCTGGAGTCAATTATATGAAATATAATTTTCCATCAAACACATGGAGTGTTTTGGCAACTGGTAATCCAGGATATCGTTCTTTTGGATTCAATAATAATGAATATGGATACGTTTCTCAAGAACCCGCAAATAGTATTGCCAAGTTTGATCTCTCAATTGAATCTAACGTACAAACATCTATTCCATATTCAAATCCTACTAATAATTATGCAGATGCATTATCATCAAAAGAATATGGATTCATTACTGGCGGTTTTCCATCAGTCTCTATAGCAAGATATGATTATTCTAGTGATACATCAAATCTATTGTCAGAGACTCTACCCCTTGGTAGAGGAGCTAAAGCAACATCATATAATCAACATTATGGATATTTTACTGGAGGAAGATCACCAGATATTTCAAATACACAGAGGTTAGATTTTTCAACTTATGCAACCTCAACACTACCAAATTCTAGTAATAATCCTTTTGGAACATCACTATTTGGTAAGGGAAATAATTGCTCCAATACTGATGGATATCTTTATGGTGGATATAACAGGTCTCAATTGAGAAGAATTGATTTTTCAACAGAGCAAAATAACTTTGTAACAAATTTACCTGCTACTACAAGAGAAGGTTGGCAGTATCATGGAAATTATGAAGGGTATTTTGGTGGAGGATATCAACCTGGAATTGCTGCACATAAAGTCGAGTATTCAAGTCATACAATTTCAACTATAGCACCTGCTCCAAATCCGGCATTTATTGGGCATAGCTTCAGTAACGGTCTATAAATAAATCACACATGATATTTCAATATGAATGATATTCTTGCTAATGTTTTGATTCAACCCAAAGTTGTAACTGGTGATGGATTGAAACTTTTAACTGACCACATGAGAACTGCCCATAAAGAACCAATGGGAGTTTTTGATGCAGAGAAAAGTGACCAAGCCAGAGAAAGGCATTCTAAAATTGATAAGAATGTAAGGAACGTTGAGTGTGCAGATTTTGGTAGTATTCTTCCTCAGATTGAAGACCTGATGAAGAATATGGTTGAACATGTCATCAATCCATTCTATGGATTTAAGATTAGAGATAGTGAACCACCACAACTTCTCTGCTATTCTCCTGGCGGTCACTATAAACCTCATAATGATGGAGAAGGTCTGTGGACGAATCCAGACGGAACACAGATATGGAAGAAGACAATTGATAGAGATTTATCAATGGTTCTCTTCTTGAATGATGATTTTGAAGGTGGATACTTTTCATTCCCAGATTTAAGAATCAAGATTAAACCAGAACCAGGTTTGCTTGTGTGCTTCCCATCATCAAGATGGTATACACATACTGTCGAACCAGTTACCTCTGGCAATCGTTATGCAATGGTAACTTGGATGAGAGTTCAAGGATTTAAGACGAAGGAAGAAGTTGATAAAGAAATTGCCGATAAATATGGTATAGAAGTTTATTAGGAATATGACTCAATTACTTAAGCATTACTATCTGAATCGTGACAACGGGGAATGGGCAACTAATACTCGGTTTGGATTGATGATGCCTAAAATTAATCACCTTGAAATACAACATATATTAGAAGATGAAAATAATATTCCTTTTATGTTGTCTCATGTTCCGGATCAAACAGAGCATAATGTTACCGTAGGTTCTGATGATCTAACTGTCTATCAAAGTAATTCAAACATTGCAATTACCAGCACAACGGAAAGGCAAGAGGATCAACGGATATTTGATCCTGAAAATCCTGGTGCAGAACCAACTACACAAACAGTTACGGTATATGATCTAACATATACTCAACCTTATGTGGTTACAGAGTCTGTTGGATTAACAACCTTATCTCAGGCACAATGGGATTCGGAGATCTCCACCTATGATACCAGACAACAAAACAAAAGATATGATGTTCTTAGAGTTAATCGTGACAAAATGCTTGAGCACACTGACTGGATGGTGATCAAGGCAAAAGAAACTGGAACTAACTTAACAACAGCATTCAAAACTTGGAGACAAGAACTAAGAGAACTTCCAAATAGTGTAGGATTTCCAACTGCTTATCCTACTCTTCCAAGTTCACTAGAAAGTGATTCTCAATTACAAGAACTCACAAGTAACTTTAATGAGGTAAGATCTTTTCAAATGATTAATGACCCTCTACCACCACTTCCAGAACCTGAATTACCTGGTGAGTAAATCAAAGCATTTTTGATTACGGTCGTATGCATAATCAGCATACTGACCGTTTTTTCTTACAAAGTGAAGGAACAATTGCATAAACCTATCGTTCTCATGAGTTCTTAGTGGTGACCTCCAATGAGGAACAATGGTTCCAAGATATGCAACACCATCACCAGTAGGCGTTACAACCTCTCTACGCTTCCCTGTAAGGTCTTTAAGTTTAATAGGCCACTCTGCATCACCAGAGATATTCATCGTCACTGAGACCTCACAGGAGGGTCTATCCGTGTGACAATTCATCCAACCTTTATTGTGATATGTTGTTGTAAACCAATAAGTTGGAATGAGTTCTTCTCCAAGTGCTTCTTCTAAGATTGGTTGAATTCTTTTCATCACAAAAGTAGAAGAAGGTGGAGCATAACAAGTTAAGACATTTCCTCTCTCAGGATCATAATGAGTTTTAAGACTACCAAGATCTCTTACAGCACCCATTAAATTCTGATACTTGATTTGTATTGCTTCTTCTTTGGTGATGATATTGGGGATATAATGCCAACCCTTTCTAGCAAATGAACTCATAGTATTCTTAATGTGTATATTATGTATCTTCAAACCCAACAAAGGTATTCTAGTGACATTACGAGATGTTGTCAAGTATTTGTGATATACTATATACAGCAATGATATTTTAGGTATGAATTTTACGGTTTATTCAAAAAACAATTGTCCCTATTGCTATAAAGTTAAACAGGTGCTAGAATTGACTGGTAGCAACTTTATGGTTCTCAATCTGGATGAACACTTCACAAGAGAAGAGTTTTATTCTAAATTTGGTAGTGGTAAAACTTTTCCACAAGTCATTTGTGATGGAGAAAATCTAGGAGGTTCAGTTGACACAATTAAATTCCTCAGAGAACGGCAAGTCATCAAATCCTGATATAAATAATCAAAACCACAAAAATCGTGGTGTTGAATTTATTCTTAATGGAGGTAAAAGAAAGCAGACACGACCATTTCATATCATCTTTGAAAAGATGGTTTGCTTTCTAAGTCGGGAAGTAAACATCTATTTTGAGTTTTCCTTCAGTGCAAGGAAGAAAAAAAGAGTTAAACCCCGGAGAAAGAACAATGTTAGCAGTTAGTTTAGTTTTTGGTTCATTCATGACCATCCTGTTTCTTATCGTGGGACTAATTGGAGGTTGGACTGCTAGAGAATATATGATGAACTATCGGGAAGTACCAAGACCTCACCCCGAAATGTTTGACGAACAAGGGAATCTGATTCCCGATGAGGTAATTGCATTTAACTTTGAAAACTATCATGACTACGACGAAGAAAACGACGACGACTAGAAAACCAAGAGCAAAAGTTGTAAAGGGAGACTCGCCAAACATCCCAAGTCTCCCCAAAAATCCATTTGTTTTTGAAGTATTGGATGTTGTATCAAGACAGAGATCAAAACAAAAGAAGATTCAGGCTTTAAAGAAATACGAAGACATTTCATTAAAGATGGTTCTTATCTGGAATTTTGATGAGTCAGTAATTTCAGTGCTTCCAGAAGGAGAGGTTCCTTACTCTGGTTTTGATGATCAGAATGTTTATAGTGGTTCTCTTACTACTAGAATCTCCGAAGAAGTTCGTTCAATGCATACGAACGGATCTTTTTCTCTTGGTGTGAGTGATCAACAAGGTCACACCACAATCCGTAGAGAGGCAAAGAATTTTTATCGTTTTATTAAAGGTGGTCAAGATGCCTTGAGTGCTGTTCGTCGTGAAACGATGTTCATCAATATTCTTGAGGGTCTTCATCCTCTTGAGGCAGAAATTCTTTGCCTTTGTAAGGATAAGAAACTTTCTGATAAGTATAATCTAACCAAAGAGATTGTGGCAGAAGCATATCCTGACATTCAGTGGGGTAATCGTAGTTAATTATGAAAGTTAGATTTATTCATGAGGATTGTGATCCATCTTTAGCAGAAGACAGAAGTTTACCTCACACAGCTTACCTGGTAGAGTATAAAAAAGATGGAGTTTCTCATTACGATATCGTAATGGCAGGTAAAAAAGTTGACATCTTTGATCACTATTGGGATACTTATCGTCATGACTTCGTGACCATGAATCAAAGCGAGGGTAGAACCAATCCAAAGTTGTGGGGTAACAAACCACCCGAAACCAAAAAGCGAAAGTGATTTCAAAAATACCGGAAAAAAAATTCCGGTAAAAATTTGGTCTGTAAGGTTTTTTAAAAGTGTAACATATGTTACACTTTTACTTGACTATATAGAATATAGGGTCTATAATAGACCTACGTTCATCCCATTCGCTATTCGCGAATAGCGAATGAGACGCAAGTAAGTCGCGGAACGGAGCGTTCATCCCATGTTTGAATTACTTTTGTATTCAGCGATGTCATGTCAGGATGCTGAAGCACTTATGCTAAAAATCAGCAAAAACCGTGACCTACCTCCAGCAGTGGTGGTAGAATTGGTAGAAACCGTTAAGGAATCTGTGCCTGAGTGTCAATGGGACGCAAACGACTGAAGGAACGGGAGATTAATTTCACCCTAGTATTTCAGGTAACGACAAATGAACACACTTACTCTCATCAAGAAGCAAATCGAAAAGGCAGCAGCACTGCATGACGCACAAATCGCAATGACATCCTATCGTGGTGTTCGTTACGAGTGTCAGCAAGGTGTCAATGAAGTTCATGGAACTTTCTGCTATCGTGGTCACACTTATAACAAGTGAGGCAATTATGCAAGCATTGCAAGTAGCAGGTCTTGGCACTTTGTTTAGTGCAGCATTTATCGGTTTGATTTATAGCGAAATACTTCTTTTAACAAAGAAGTAAAATTACTGAGCAAATAAGACGTAGAGGGTTCTTGACGAACCCTCTTTTTTTGTGTATAATTATTTGAGAGAACTGTATCTCATGGACAAAGAAAAACTTAAACTCATCGTCCGTAATCTAGAACTTCTTGTAGATTCTCTTAAAGCAGAAGTGTATTCTGATACTCAGAGTTATCTTAACTATGAGGAGGTAAAAGGATCATTACATGACTACGACGAGATTTTTGATGACGACGATGGATACCCAGACTAATGGTTAGTAGATCTAAAAAACTTATCAAGTTGCTTGAGCGTTTAATCAAGCAAGATCATCTCTACACAGAAGAAAAAATCATAGAGATGAAAGCACAACTTCGTGAGTTGAAAGAGCAACTCGCAGAAATCGAAAGGAAAACATCAAAAGGATTTGGTAAATGAGTGTAAAACTGGTTAGTGTGACCCCTGATGCGGAAAAGACGATGGCCTATGTTGCCAGAGTCTCAAATCCAAATAATCAGGAGAATCCCAACTATGCAAAGTTGTTGGGTTATTGTATTAAGCACAATCACTGGTCTGTATTTGAGCAGAGTTTTATGACTCTGGAGATTGAGACTACTCGTGGACTGGCGGCCCAAATTTTGCGTCACCGTTCGTTCACATATCAAGAGTTTTCCCAACGCTATGCTGATTCTTCCCTACTCTCGGAGACGATTCCAGTCCCCGAACTTCGTCGTCAAGACACCAAGAATCGTCAGAATTCTATTGACGACATTGATCCTTTCGTCAAGCAGGAGTTCGAAATTAAAATGAAGAAGCACTTTGATGAAGCAATGGTGCTTTATCAATCAATGCTTGATATGGAAATCGCAAAAGAGTGTGCTCGTTTTGTGCTTCCTTTGGCCACGCCCACCAGACTCTATATGTCAGGTTCATGCAGATCATGGATCCATTATATCACTCTGAGGTCTGCTAACGGTACTCAGAAGGAGCACATGGACATCGCAGAGGCATGTAAGAAGATCTTTGCAGAACAGTTTCCCACAGTTGCGGAAGCACTGGAATGGGTCTAAATAAATTATCTTGGATTTTTAACAATGGCAACATATCCAGTAAAACACAAAGAAACTGGTGAAATGAAGGACGTTGTAATGAGCGTTCATGACTGGGATCAGTGGAAAATCGATAATCCTGATTGGGAAAGATACTACACTCCAGACAATGCACCAGGAGTTGGCGAGGTCGGTGAATGGCAAAATAAACTGGTGGCAAGAAATCCAGGATGGAATGATGTGCTTGGAAGAGCAGCAAAAATGCCCGGTTCAAAAGTAAAGAAAATCTAGTATGGCAAGAAGAAAAAGAGCATCTGCAGAGCAACCAATTGGGGTTGGACTCACGGCAAAGCAGATGAAAAGGAAAAAACCACTAAGTTCTGAATACTTGGTGGATGTTGAACCACTTACAGATAATCAGAAAAGATTATTTGAATCATATAAGGAGGGAAAACATCTAATTGCCTATGGGTGTGCAGGAACAGGAAAAACTTTTATCACTCTCTATAATGCCCTTCAAGACGTTCTCGATGAGAGAACTCCTTACGAGAAAATCTATCTTGTAAGATCTCTTGTGGCCACAAGAGAAATTGGTTTCCTTCCTGGTGATCATGATGATAAGGCAGATATTTACCAGATTCCTTATAAGAATATGGTGAAGTATATGTTTCAAATGCCGAGTGATGCAGACTTTGAGATGCTCTATGGTAATCTCAAGTCACAAGATACAATTAAGTTCTGGAGCACATCTTTTCTTCGTGGAACTACTCTTGACAATGCAATTATTATTGTTGATGAATTTCAAAATTTGAATTTTCACGAACTTGATAGTATAATTACAAGAGTTGGTGAGAACAGCAGAATCTGTTTCTGTGGTGATGCTCGTCAATCCGATTTGACCAAAACGAATGAAAAGAACGGTATTCTAGACTTTATGAGAATTATTCGTTCTATGCCATCATTCGATGTTGTTGAATTTGACACGGAAGATATTGTTCGCTCTGGTCTTGTCAAGGAGTATATTGTAGCAAAAATTGAAGCAGGTTTTTAATGTTTAATCATGTTGATATTAGTCTCCCTCAACTTGAGAGGGAGACGATTGATGGAGTAAGATATTACTCTGTTCCTGATGAAGAAGAACTCCTCAGACTGGTCTCCATCACTTCGGTGACCAGTCATTTTAATAAGGAGATCTTTGTTAATTGGAGGAAAAAAGTTGGTAATGAAGAGGCAGACCGCATCACAAAACGTGCCACAAGTCGTGGTACAGATATGCACACCTTGGTAGAACATCATCTAAAAAATGAAGATTTACCCAAGGTTCAACCTATCTCTGACTTTCTTTTCAAAATCTCTAAACAAACTCTCAAAAATATAAATAATATATACGCACTTGAAGGTTCCCTATATAGTAAACAGTTAGGGATTGCGGGAACCGTCGATTGTATTGCTGAATACGAAGGCGAACTGGCAATAATTGACTTTAAAACATCTGCAAAACCGAAACCACGAGAGTGGATCGATCACTACTTTGTACAGTGCATGGCATATGGTTGTATGCTGTACGAACTGACTGGTATTTCAGTCAAAAAACTTGTAATTATTATGGCTTGCGAAAATGGAGAATGCATCGTCTATGAAGAACGAGACAAATCAAAGTACATCAAACTTCTCACCGAATATATTGGAAAGTTTGTTAGAGATAAACTGGAACTCTATGGAACCAAATAAAGAACTAGAACAGGCAATTGAAAAAAAATTTCTTACACCATCAAAGTTTGCATTAGAAATTGAAAAAATTGTTGCCGAAGAAAAAATCAATTATATTGATGCTATCGTTCACTATTGCGAAATCAATGAACTTGAGGTAGAATCGGTAACGAAACTTGTATCCAAACCGCTGAAGGAAAAACTGAAGTGGGATGCTACGAGACTTAATTTTATGAAACGAACTTCGAGAGCAAAATTACCATTATGATTTCTCGTGATGAACTAATGCATCATCGTCTTCAGGCTTGGTTACGAGAAAACCAGTCTGAAGATTTGGCATATCTGGGGTATTATGAAGATACTCTTGGTCAACTTAAATATTGGTATAAAATTGCCGATCATGAAGTATCGGTAGATTGTATTGAAGACCTTGAATTGGTAGAAAATGAAAGTGACTCCCTTTGAAACTTATCAACATTATCTTTCACTTAAAAATCATTTTACAAATCCAAAGTATGATTTTTTCAAGTATGGTGCAAAAACCCGTGCTAGTGTAACTTCTTTCAATAAGAGAAAAGACAAGTATTGGTTTGAAAAAACTTCCCGCAAATATTCTGATGAGGAAGTCGTAGATTTTCTTGTATCTAATTTCACTGCCTCTGACAACCCACAAAACTTATGGATTGGAGAAATTATCAATTCTGGCGAAAGAACCTACGCCGATTGGAAGAAGAGAAAACAGAGTTCGACTTACTTGTTCAAAGAACAAAGCAACGAATTACTCTCGAACAACGAATTAGAGAGTCTATTCGATTGTTCGAAAGGACACCCAATCCTATTAAAAAAATTTCTTGGTGGAGACGTAAGTCTTGAGACACTAGTTATCTACGATAGAATTTTTTCTTTTAGAAAAAAATTTGATAAAAAACTGCCGGATCCTGTGTGGGAAACCGTCAGTTTGAAAATTCAAAAGTATAGTCCGTTCCTAAATATTGACGTATTCAAATTTAAAAAAATCTTACGGGAACTTTTAGATGAGTGAGTTTTTTCAATCAGATATCATTCAGGAAGAACTGAATGAAATTAATAGAATGCAAGAGAAGATCTATGGCAGTCTTCTTGCATTTAGCTCAATGTCCCGTGAGGAAAAAATTGAACACATTGATTTGCTGACAACCTTGCTAGAAAAGCAACAAGTGATGTATACTAGATTATCTCTTTCAGATGATCCACAAGCGATCGAGATGAAAGAGAACCTACGCAAGTCGGTAACTATGATGGGTTTCCCACCAGGAACTGACATGCAGTCTTTATTCAATAGTATGAATGCTACAATCAAATCTCTCAGAGATTACGTTGACGCCTGAGAGCATCTTTGCTATACTATCCGAGTAAATCACCCGAATCCAACTAATCCGAGGTAATCCGAATGTCTTTTGCTGATCTTAAGAAGCAATCCAAACTGGGCTCCCTGACCCAAAAACTGGTCAAGGAAGTCGAAAAAATGAATAATGCAGGTAGTTCAGGCGATGATCGTCTGTGGAAACTGGAAGTAGACAAAGGTGGTAACGGTTATGCCGTTATTCGTTTCCTGCCTGCCCCTAACGGTGAAGATCTGCCGTTCGTCAAACTGTACTCTCATGCCTTCCAGGGTCCTGGTGGTTGGTATATTGAGAACTCTCTGACCACTCTGGGTCAGAAAGATCCTGTGTCTGAATACAACACGATGCTGTGGAACAACGGCACCGATGCTGGTAAAGATCAAGCACGTAAGCAAAAACGTAAACTGACTTATGTTGCTAACATCTACGTTGTAAAGGATCCTGCAAATCCTCAGAACGAAGGTCGAGTGATGCTGTACAAGTTTGGTAAGAAGATCTTTGACAAACTGACTGCAGCAATGCAACCCGAGTTCGAGGACGAGGAAGCAATCGATCCGTTCGACTTCTGGCAAGGTGCTAACTTCAAACTGAAGGCAAAGAACGTTGCTGGTTATCGTAACTATGACTCTTCTGAGTTTGCACGTCAAGATGCACTGCTTGAAGATGATGATGCAATGGAAGCAATCTGGAAGAAGGAATACTCTCTCGAAGAGTTTGTTGCTGCCGACCAGTTCAAGTCCTATGATGATCTGAAGAAGCGTCTTGATTATGTTCTTGGTATCAAGGGT